CATAAGGACGATGACATAGGCGGCGACGCTATGGAACTGGCACTTAAACAGGCACGTCGCCAAGCTCAAAAGGAGGAAAAAACACCATGACAGTCTACATCGCCGGGAGACAGACAGGTAAAACTGTATTTCTGATTCAGCAATCCGCAAGAACCGGCGCTGTCATTGTAGCACCGACCTACCAGATGGTGGGGTATATCGACCGTATGGCTCGCGACCTCGGTTTGCAGATCCCGCCTCCTATTACTGTCGCCGATTGGATTCGAGGCCTCGTCCGCCAGCGCGAAGGCCATGACAAAACTTATCTGGTTGACGAGCTGCAAATGATGCTGCACCAGCTGAATGTTGAGGCCGCAACGCTGGATGAAAATTATAAGGAGATGGTTCGTATGTTCGGAGTAAAAGAAACCTGCTGCACTAAATGCGGCCATAGGGATGTGTGCCAATACAAAGAGGAGTATTTGGCGGCCCAGGCTGCTGTGGATGAAGTCAGTGTCAACTTACCCTCAAAGGGTGACAAGTCTATCAGAAGCATTCGGCTTCGGGATATTTCCTGGATCGAGCCGACAGAGCTGAAGTGCCGTTATTTCCATCAGAGTACAGGAACAGTTCGGTAATCGGAATCCGGGAGGAAAACCTGATGCTTGAGAAAACGCTGATTGATCTTGCGCATCGCCATTTTGAAATTATGTGGAGATATGAAGCAATGACCAACTCCATCATTGTCCATATGGAAAAACGATACAAGCAGCAGTGGCATAAACAAAATTACCGGGTTACGTTTAGAGAAATCGGTTGCTCCGGCGGCTTTGAAGTGTTTATGACCATGCTTCTCAAACACTTAGCCGATGAAACAGACCGAACGATCAAAGTGAACTGCAATTCAGATTGATATTTTGAAAGGAGAAATCTGTTTATGAATGAGAAAGTGATGCGCCATAAGACAATCTGCGATGAGCTGAATAGCTTGTACGAGCGGAAGAACCATGACTATGGCGACAGTTTCCACCAGACCTTCGTAGAAGAGGGTTTAGCCATGACCCGGATTCGGCTGGGGGACAAGTTCTCCCGGTTCAAAACTCTTTCCCGCCTTTCTGCAAATGACGCCGGCCAGCAGCGGGTCACTGATGAGTCTATTCGGGACACTTTGATGGATCTGGCCAACTATGCCATTATGACCATTCTGGAGATGGATATGGAGAAGGGGGCAAAAATGCTTGACCCCAATGCCGCCTGTATGGCGATTGAGCGCTTGCGAAGCCCGCAATGATATTTTAGGAGGTAAAAATCATGCGTAGTCTGCTGAGAAATATGGCCAAGGCCGAGATGGTTCGTCGCGGCTATCCCAAAGTGAACCGCCAAATGCATCGTCTTTACGATGATTGGCGTAGTCTTATCGGGGCGTACCCGACCAGCCTTACCACGGGCAAACCAATGGCAAAGAATTTCCATGGTAAGAAGAAGTATCCGAAGGGACACACTTATCACCTCTTTGTGTACTGAACAAAATTGATATTTTCAAGGAGGGGGACTCACGATTCTATGTGGAAACGAGAACTGCTGAAAAACAAACTCTATGCTCTGCTGCTGGTTGGGCTCTCTTTACCAATCATGTTTCTCGATGGGGACGCGACTGCGACAGTTTTGATGCTGTTCTTCGCCGTCCCCATGTTCTTTGCTAAGGAAAACTGGATTATGGGAGGCACCTATGCAACTCAAGAAAGCCGGAGGAAAAGTGTACGGCGCTGTACTTACCGCAGCGGAGAAAAAAGCGATGGATTTAGAGATCCAGCGGGAACTGGCCGAGTACGACAGAAAACACATCGCCGAAATCGATGCGACCATTCTGTGGGTGCTGCATGAACAATTTGGGTTCGGGGCTCAGCGGCTCCGAACCTATTACGATGCCTTCCACGACCGCATCAAGGAGCTGGTCAGCCGATATGAGATGGAGGACCAGGATGATATTTGGCTCTGTACCCAGATGCTGAAGCGGATTGGTGTCGACATTGAGGCGTGGCATAAGGAGAGCGACTATGGGACTTGACGCTTTTGGAAGAATGGTGCGGGATATCCGCCTGGTTCGGGCGCTCCTGCTCTATGACATGGCAAAGGATCTTGATATTTCTCCGGCTGAGTTGTCTGCCATCGAATGCGGAAGAAAAAATGTTCCAGACTGGTTCGTCTCTAAACTACAAGAAACATACGGTATCAGCGATATGCACGCTCAATCGCTTATCAAATATATGAATGAACGGGGTGATAAAAATTGTCCTGGAATGATCGAAAAAACGCAGAGGGCTACTCAGACCCCACAGCCTACCAAGCTCTGAAGAACATGGATGCCGAGGAGGAGCGGTTCCATAAGCTGCTCTATGCCATCTTTGATATTTGTGAGTTGGCGGACTTTGAGATTGAGGGGCGGATTGTTCTGGTGGACAAGCGCTCCGGAAAGGTTTGGAGGTGATGAGATTTGGGCCTATCCAGACTTGTAGCAAAATGTAGGGCGTGTCCATATGTATCCACCTGCGAACATAAGCAGATGGAGGCGCTTGGATATTTACCGATGTCGGAGCCGACGGTTGAGATTCGGACAGACCGGTCAGTTCAGATCGACAACCTTTTAACTGCACTCAACTGCTGTTATACCAATATGCAAGCAGGCGTTTCCAAGTCCCAAAATAATATTCGAGAGGTGATGACTCATGACCATGGAAGAGATTCTGGCGGTTGTTCAAAAGATCAAGGATGCTTGGGTGGCATTTGGCCAGTCGATGGCGGAGGCTGCACAGGCACTTGAGGATATGTTTCGCAACCTTGGAGAGAGCGATGAACTCTGGCCTAAGCGGAATGGGATACCTCCGAAAAAGTATGGCATGTCTCTTCATCGGCGGGTTCGTCCAGCTCCTCCTCGCTACCAGTTTGTCCCCGTGGCACCTCGAACTCGGCCTTACCAGCGGCGTGCATTTTGAGGAACAAACCTAGTCAGAGATTGATATTTTGTGTGTAGATAGGTGGCGAAGAAGTACAGAAGGGTACGGACGACACTGATTAGACCCTTAATATTTGGGGGGAGAACGGTATAGCCGGGTAGCGAAGGGTACGGACGTCTCCAATTTTGAAGCAGGATTCGACCTGAAAATAGGCCAAAAGCTGCTACTATTACTGTTAGTAGCAGGTCAATTTTGGGGCGTTTTGCTGGCCACTTTTAGTCCGAAAACTGGCCATTTGCCCACTTTTGTTTCGGAACTGGCCAGAAACCTTTTGATTCTTGCACGAAAAAAGGACCGAAAATGACGAAAAATTGGCCATTTGCCCACTTTCTGCCCACTTTTATTTTCAAAAGTGGCCA